TACGCTCTTACAGGTGGTGTTACATTAGTAAACGGAACCAGCTTTGGAACATCAGGATCACAAATGGCGATAACACAAACGTAAAAGGAGGATTACTATGTTTGTAAAAACAGTATCAACAACATCAGGAATAAATCCTATAAAATTCGATGAGACCGGCGGAGTATTCTACTGGATTCTTAACACCGGATCATCTACTGTATACGCATCTATTGAGGAGTCATTCTCGGTAGGTGATGATGGCGTTGTTTCACTCGGCCCCAAGGAATCACGAAGACTCGAAACCAAGAATGACACAATATACATTCTCGGCGAGGGTCAGGTTGAAATCCATAACCAGAGAGACGGAATATGTTCTTTTAAGGAGGCCCCTACCTCTTCCGGTGGGGGCGAAACCGTTGATGCATATACCAAGACTGAGTCTGATGCAAAATATGCAAGCAAATCTATATACGGGGATAATGGAATAAATCTTCAGTATACTAATGGTTCTATTGCTATTGGTAATAAAGTAACTGCCACAGGAAACCAATCAGCAGCATTTGGTGCCCGATCCGAGGCTACCAGTATACATACATACGCTTATGGAAGTGCATGTATTGCCTCTGCAATTGGTGCACGTGCAATTGGTTCCTTATGTAATGCTACTGCTATTTATTCATTAGCATTCGGAGAACATGCAGAAACAAACAACCGTTACGAAGTGACATTCGGTGCATATAACCTGTCAAATGAAGATACCTTATTTAGTATTGGTGATGGAAGTGAAAGTGACGACCGTCACAACGCCTTCGAAATAACAACAGATGGCGGAAAGCTACATGATAAGGATATCGCTACCACTGATCAGATTCCGACGTCTTTACCTGCTAATGGTGGTAACGCTGATACCCTTGACAATAAGCATGCGTCGGATTTTGTTCAGGCATTAACGATGAACAATGTTGCTGAGAACTATGTACTTATCCCTGACAATGTAGATATTGCAGAATGGCTGACAGAGAACGCAAAAATCGGCAATACATATATCCGTAATGAGAGTAATGTCGGTCAGACAAATATTCCGGGTGGATTAGACTTTTGGACATACATCACATATGATGGTAACCGATATCTAGCACGTGTGCTCTTAACATCTACATCCACGGTGGATTTCCTGCTGGATTATATACAGTATCCCCAAGGTGCAAGCATTAAAGGCTGGAAGGAAATTTCTACAACGCCGATCAAATCAATGACTGTCAGCGGTACGACAAATTCATACAGCGACCTGGCTCTTTTTACCATGAGCAGTGGCAAAATACCTATTTTTATTGCATGCGACGATGTGTATTGTATCCCATGCTCATCTACAACAGGGGCATATTATGCACACATGATACCTGCACACGCAGACAGTATGGTGAACGTGGTAATTGATTCAGCAACGGTTTATTACATACAAACGTAAGGTGGTGAGAGTATGATAGTCAGAAAAGATAAAACATTTCTGAAATGTTCAGATTACCCGAACACAGACTGGATAGGGGATTCTGATTGGATACTAAACGATGACGACCCTAAAGATGCCGGCCTTGAAGAGCTGATAATTGCATTTTACCCGAACTTCGATATCGTAACAGATGACGACGGTAAAATCAGTGATATCGTAGCTACCGAACCTGTTACTAAAGAGGTGATCCCAGATCCACCCACAAATGAGGAGCTTGCGGCTGCTCTGGTTGAACTTGCGGAGGTGATAAGCGGTGGTTAAGATCTATATTTATCAGATAAAATCCGGAAAGATGTCGATAGACGACGTTCCGGAAAGATGGCGTGAAGCTGTTAAAAACACCATTAATGAGGAGAGTGATCAAAATGGTGAAAACTAATCTTGGCCTTGTCGAATATGCTAAAGCTCAGTTAGGTCTCCCTTACTGGTATGGCACGTTTGGTCATATTGCAACCGAAACATTATACAAGACGAAGAAACAACAGTATCCACGGTATTACAAGTGGGAGGGTACGCCCTACGATAACTTCTCTACGCAGTACGGTAAGCGAGTTCACGATTGTGTCGGACTTGTCAAAGGGTATCTCTGGTCTGATTCAGCGACAGCTACTCCGAAATACAACAGTGAACAGGACCTCTCCGCTAATGGTATGCGTTCTGCTTGCGCTGAGCGAGGCGATATTTCAACAATTCCTGATATCCCCGGCATACTTGTATTTATGTCCGGTCATGTTGGTGTTTATATCGGAAACGGTGAAGTTATCGAAGCTCGTGGTCATGAGTATGGTGTGGTAAAGACCAAGCTTGAAGGTCGTGGCTGGAGATGGTGGGGTAAGTGTCCGTTTATTCAGTACGATAATGTTAAGAGTAACACCACTCCTACATCGACCAGTACCGTAAAGGTTACTGTTAAAAAAGTAAAGCTCAAGACTGGTAATTGGAATATCAGAAAACTTCCATCTACTGGTTCCAAGGCAATGACTCAGATTAAGGGCGGCGAAAACATCGAAATATCTACCGGATGGGCTTATGTTCCCTCACTCGGTGGATTTATATCTGAAAAGGCAATCAGTAATTCATAATGGTGGTCTTTTGAAAGGGTGATTCCATTGCACTAGTCGCTATATCTGCATATTAACGAAAATTTACAGCAATAACGAAAGGAGTATTCAGTTATGAATAATGGTTACAATCCTTGGAATACACCTGGGTACAATTACCCACAGTATCCATATGGCATGAATCAGCAGATGAACCCTCAGATGCCCAGCAATGTAAACACTCCGAGGGCTAATACAATTTCGGGACGTGTGGTGTCTTCACCTAATGAAATAACACCTAACGAAATTCCCATGGACGGATCAGTAAGCCTGTTTCCCACGAGCGATTACTCAGCTATCTATGCTAAGGCATGGAACACTAACGGACAGATTGAAACTGTAAAGTTCATCGTTGCAAAACCCGAAGAGGTTACAACTGAAAAATCAGATGATGGCACAAAGGCGGCTCTTGACGCTATAAATGCTAGACTGGACAAGATAGAAAAAGCGGTGTCCTATCGCAAGGATAAGCGTTATTATAACAAGAATACTCAGTCTAAGAAAGAGGTGACCTCAAATGAATAATCCTATTATGGCTCTTGCTATGAAGATGATAAACAATAATCCTCAGGTGGCGAACAATCCACAGGCTAAGAGCATGATCGATGTTATTCAGAGCGGCGATTCCGAACGCGGTAAGCAGATTGCAGAAAACCTCTGTAATACATACGGCGTTAAGAAGGAAGATGCTATCGCTCAGGCCAAATCTTTCTTCCGAATACAGTAAATTATATAGGAGGCAATCATATGTTCAATTCTAATGGTCTTTCACTCTCCGATATCGCAGCAGTGACTAAGGGCAACAACAATGATGGCTTTGCAGATGGTAACGGCTGGTGGGTCCTTATTATTCTCTTCGCACTCTTCGGAGGTTGGGGTAATAACGGATGGGGCAACAGAGAAGGCCCCAATGGAAGTTCTGGCGGTGTAGTAGACGGTTATGTTCTTGCATCCGATTTCTCTAACATTGAAAGAAAGATCGATGGTGTAAACAACGGAATCTGTGATGGTTTCTATGCTATGAACACCGGCATGCTCAACGGCTTTGCAAGTGTACAGTCTGCACTTTGCCAGGGATTCGGCGGTGTGAATGCGGCAATTACAAACCAGGGTTATCAGAACCAGCTTGCTGCTCAGGGCATCAATACAGCTATTCAGGCTAACACTAACTCCATTCAGCAGCAGATTCAGCAGTGTTGCTGCGAGAATGAGAAGCTCAGCATGCAGAACAACTTTGCGGCTCAGCAGTACAATTGCAATACTCTTCAGGCTATTGACAAGCTCGGTGATCGCATCATCGATTACATGAACTCTCAGCATACTCAGGATCTCAGAGACGAGAACTTTGCTCTCAAGCTCGCTGCTTCTCAGCAGGCTCAGAACAATTATCTTGTTAACCAGATCCGTCCTTTCCCCATTCCTTCCTACAACACATGTAATCCTTGGGCTGGCACCAACTGTAACTGCAACAGCTGCTGCAACTAATTCATAAGTTTGAGGGTCGTTTTGTAAATTCAAAATGGCCCTCTTTATAACTTAACAGGAGGTTTATTTATGATTTCGTTGTCTAATACGACTGCTCAGACTCTTGCTCCTGGACAGTCCATTACCTTTAATACTGTTGTTCTTCATACTGGATGCGGTGAGTGTCATAGAGCTAACACACCCTCTGTAAAGCTCAAGTATAAGGGTATCTATGAAGTTTCGTTCAGTGCTAACATTGGTTCGACCACTGTAGGAATCGCGCAGCTTGCTATTCAGGCTGGTGGTGACACTCTTCCTGAGTCCACAATGATCTCAACAACTGCTGTTGCTGGTAACCTCAACAATGTGGCTAAGACCATTGCTGTACGTAACTGCTGTGATGACTACGACCGCATCACTGTTACAAATACAGGTACGACTACAGTAACTATCGGTGCTAACCCTGTGCTCTTTGTGAGCCGTAGATCTTGAGAGGAGTGATCAAAATGGATATGGAATCCAAGATTCATGAAGTTGAAGAAATGAGTTGTTCACTCATCTGTAAGCTCAAGGCTGAGTTTGACAAGGGTCTGGACTGCGTTAATACCGCAGAAGCTGGAGAAGTTACAGACATGATAAAGGATCTGGCTGAAACTAAGAGAAATCTTTGTGAGGCAATGTACTACGAATCCGTTATCGAGGCCATGGACGGTGTTGACGAGGAGCGTTATGGATATAATTCCAACCGTTACGCTTCCGGAAGATATGCGCCTACTGGTCACAGTCGTAAAGGGTATAGAATGAGACCCTATCTTGATCAGGAGCCTTACATTGACAGCTATCTCAGGAATCCTAATGAGATGAGAGATAACATGCGTATGGGTTATGACGTTGGTGGACGCAACGACATGCATATACAGGACTCATATCGTCGCATGGATAACTGGGACGATCGTTACGGTAAGGCATACAACGAGTACAAGAATTCCAGACGTTACTATACCGAGACAAAGTCCGCTGCTGACAAGCATGATATGGAAACACATGCTACCGAGCACATAATGGACACTGTGGCTACAGTAAAGGAAATATATAAGTCTTCTGATCCCGAACTTCGTAAGAAGATCAAGGAAGATATAACCAAACTCATCGGCGAGATGTCCGTATAAACTAATGAAAAGCTTCCGTCTGAATAATGATATTTGGAAAGTGAAGTTTGTGAGTCCGCACAGTGAATTTCTTGTGGATCGAACAAATAGATTGACTATCGGAACTACAGATCCGGTAACAATGTCGGTCTACATATCCAATTCGCTATCATATGATATGCTTCGGAAAGTTCTGATCCATGAGATAGGTCACTGTGCACTCATTAGTTTCAATTTATTACCGGTTTTACATAGGGCAGTTAAGCCGGAATACTGGATAAGTGCAGAAGAATGGTTATGTAACTTTATATCAGATTATGGTATGACAATATGCAATACCGCTAACTATGTTTTACTTGATGATATAATTGAGACGGTCCCTCGCGAGTATGAAAGGTTAATATCATAAGGAGATTAAAATAATGGAAATCGTTGTACAAGCAATTGTTACTATAGTTTGTTCAGTCTTGGCATCATCAGGATTATGGGCATTTCTCGACAAACGCTCGGCAAAGAAAGATGTTAAGGTAGATATGCTCATCGGCCTCGCGCATGATAGAATATTATACCTTGGTATGAGCTATTTAGAGCGTGGTGACTGGATTACCAGAGACGAATACGAGAATCTCCATGATTATCTCTATGTTCCGTACAGCAAGCTCGGCGGTAATGGCTCGGCGAGAAGAGTGATGCTCGAGGTTGATAACAAACTCAAAATAGTGGCACATCCACCAATAAATCAGGAGGATACGTATGAAACTGAATGATAAAGTCTACGACATTCTTAAGTGGATAGCTCAGTATCTGCTTCCTGCTCTCGGCACACTTTACTTCGCTCTTTCAACTATATGGGGACTTCCCTATGGTGAGCAGGTAGTCGGCACTATAACAGCTATTGATGCATTCCTCGGAGCAGTTCTTGGAATAAGTTCGATCACCTACAATAAGAGCAAGTGACGATATAGAGTGACTCTGATCAAAATGGTCGGGGTCACTCCTATTCGCGATTTTTACTTATTCTATAATGAAGGAGAAGCAGTGTGATGTTTACATCTAACCCCCGAGAGGACGGGTTCAAAGATACAATGAGACCTTTAAAGAGATTCTGAGAGAGGTGAATTAACACTTTAGAAGACCAAGAGACTGGATTCGATGGTGACGTTGATGACAATGACGAAGGTCGCTACAATCTCTTTTATTTTTTCTCAAGCGTTTACTGCAATTACAACTGGAATCTATTTCGCAACAGCATTAAAATTCATTGAAAACAACGGTTAACTCACTGCGGGGGCTTAAGGAAACTTAGGCTCTTAGTTTTTCGCATATCCTACAATTACTATAATGAAAGGAGTTGTTATTATGGCATATATTAAAAATTTAATTGAGGACATATGCTGGGACTATCACGATGGTTTATCGGAGGAGGCTATCTCTGATATACGTGGTGTAGATATTAGCGATGTTCGATTAGTACTTAATTTATATTATGAAAGTATAACGGCCTGACAGGTTCGAGGGTCTTAGAGAAATCTAGGACTCTTGACGTTTGTTCGCAAGGATTACACACTCTCTAATGAAGGAGTGTGATATATATGCAAAATTTTTATGAAATTGATATTACATATATGAAAAAGGAGGAACTCATTCGAATATATAAGATTGTTCGATATTCTATTGACAATCCTGATTGTGGATGGTGTAAAAAGATCTATAATTTGGAGATGATATTAGATGAAGACGATCATATAATTATAAGAGGATGGGCAACTAAATCTATATGGAACAGATTTCTTAAGTATGCAATATATAGAGATTTTTAAAATGTGGAGTCTTAGAGAAATCTAGGACTCTTCTTTTTGCTCGCATAATTAACATCGACTATAATGAAGAAACTTTATAGGAGGTATGCTTATGTTTATGCATGTTAGTTACTGGGTGGTTAGTATCCACGACGAGGAGGAAGCAGCACAAATCATGAAGATGTCTTCGAAATACAATCTTGTAGCATTACACAAGATAGGAATTTATGAAGATGTTCGACAGGATGAGTTGTTCCTTAAAGGTCGATGGATCGATATGGTTCGGTTTACTAAGGAATTAAAGAAAAGTAGAACAAAGAAGAAGTAATTCAACGACGAGGGTCTTAGAGAAATCTAGGACTCTTGACGTTTGTTCGCATACGGATCATGCTCTATAATGAGGAAACTCAAATATTTATTAGGAGGAATTTATTATGATTAACACTAAGAAGCAAGTTATTGAGCGTGATACTAACGAGAAGGATGTCATTCTTAATCGAGGTGATTTTGATTTAATGGTCGTATTTAGAAAGAGAATCGATAAAAATACCGAAGCTGATATATCAGGTCCTGCATGGGACTTTATATGCAGCATATTAGGTATTTATGACGAAATGGATCAGATAATCATACCGGCGAATGTCATTGATGCTGTAGGCGTTTCAAACATGCCAAGTTCAAATAATGACTAATAAACAACGGTTAACTCACTGCGGGGGCTTAAGGAAACTTAGGCTCTTGCTGTTTGTTCGCGTAAAAATCATACCCTTTAATGAGAGAAATCTTATACTTATTTTAGGAGGAATTGGTTATGGTAACATTAACAATCTTATTAGTAGTAGCATTGGTATTTCTGGTGCCGACGTTATTAATAGGCTCACTCGGTGGATGGGCCCTGATAATCGTATTCGGCGACGTGATACTTGCGGTGCTGATAATTGTTGGGATTATCAAGAAGCTCTTCTTTAACAAGAAGGATAAGAAGTAATTCAACGACGAGAGTCTTAGAGAAATCTAGGACTCTTGGCGTTTGTTCGCAAAATATGCATGCTATATAATGAGGAAACTCAAATATTTATTAGGAGGAATTTATTATGTTATCTAAAGTATTTGTATTCGTTTCAG